CGCTCACAAGGCGGTCTCACGGAAGTTCTGTTCTATTATGCAGGTGGCTACCCAGTTGGGACAGTCACCTACCAAGGACAGGATACTGGAACGTTGAAGGGCACACTGAAAAGTATGTCCGACTTCGTCACTGTACCGTTCAGCAGAGCGATGAAGGCCGGATATCGGATTAACAACCCGATGTCCAGTGAGGTCCTCGTACTCAACCCGTTCATCTCTACCGGCGAATTCCGTACCTTCAGTAATGGAGGATGGGAGCTCGATAGTGGAGCGACGGTCAGTCGAGTGCTTGGTCCAATTCACCAGCAAGTTCTCCGCCAGCCCCCGTTCGATACAGAGAACCTTAATAGGCTCGCTACACTCGAAGCGTGGGCAGGCGTGAACGCCTCCAAGTCTCAGTCGTGGGTAACTGCGATTGAGGCGCATAAGTCCTGGGATACGATATATCAGCGTGCGAAAAAGCTCGCCGCGGTTGTAACCGCGTGCCGACAGGGAAACCTGTCAGCATTGAAGTCGATGTTACCAGGTAAAAGGGCGCTGAAACCCTCGATCACTTCCGTGGTCTTGTGGGATGATGATGGCAGACCCCTCCTTGATCGGAGGGGACGCACTCAAAGTCTGAAGCGTCCGATTGTCCGTTACGGTTCCAATTCTGGTTGGGGCGATCAAGCCTCCGCACTTTGGTTGGAATACCGATACGGATGGTCTCCTCTCGTGTACGATATTATCGACACAATGAAGGCGATCTACGCCGCTGACCTTCGTCATGAATTGCTTCCTCGGGACATTTACGTCTCGCGGTCGCAAGAAAAGGCGAAAGCGGAAAACACGGAACCACAGAACTTAACGTTCGGTGGTCTTCAGTATACGGGAAACCGCAAACTGGATTGGGAGTACACCGTAAGGTGCTTCATCCATTACCGTGTGTCAGCTGAGAATGGCATAGTGAATCGATTGAACGATTTTGGTCTGTTCGACGTTCCCCGTGCCGTTTGGGAGCTGGTCCCCTTCTCGTTCGTCGCCGACTGGTTTATTCCTATCGGTACGTACTTGCAGGCTCTCCAGCCCAAGATCGGTGTTGAAATCGTCGATCAGGGCTTCTCCATCCACCTTCTTACGAAGGTGGAGCAGGAGATTTCGGGTTTTCCGAACCCGACTGTTGGGGGCGTTACATTTTCGCCCGTGTGTCCCCTTGGTTCAAAAGATCAAGGATCGCGCGAGTTTCGTGTGCGCTCTCCTCAGTTAGGTTACCCTGGTTTTCCAGCTTATGATGTCAAGTTGAACATCAAACGTATGGCTGACCTCGTCGCTCTGTTCAAGAGCTTGAGATAAGCGTTTACTCTTCTTACGAAAAGGAAACATATGACGAACATCGTCATTCCCACCACTCTCGTGGCTGACACCGGCACCGGGGCAACGATGACTCCCTACAACATGGCGGGTAATTCCGCCGTGTATCGTGAGTCCTCGCCAACCGGCGCTCCGGCAAAGCTGACGATGAAACGCACCGACGCGATCCCTTCGGGGGGCTATGCCGGGGCGGGAAAAGCGGAGATCAAGTTCACGCGCCAAGTCGAAGACACCCTCGGGCGTCTCTGGCCGGTCGTGTACACGGTCACCACCTCCATCCCGGCTTTCATGGAAGATACGGACAAGTCCGCCTTCGTAGATGAAGCCACCGCGGCCCTCGGGCTTGCAGTGTCGCGTGACGCTCTCGCGAAGCTGCTTATCCCGCAGTCGTAGCAATGCCGATCCTTAACTGGACCATTGTGGTCCTCGTCATCGTTATGATGGCGTGGATTTTCAACAACCAAGTACAGGAGAAACATTGCAATGTCCAACCCAAGCCCGAAAGGGTCCAAGTTGAACCGCCGACCGCACCTTAGGGTGCTTTCGCGGGAAGTAGCTCTCGCCTGGTCCTCGCGGATCAGGCCGGAGGAAAGGACTCTTTTGTGGAGTTCAATCCTCTCGAGCGTTTGTTCATGCCTCTCTGATTGCATCGACCCCGATTTTCGATCCCGCGTAGACTCGCTTTGCGCGGCCGGAGATCTTGAAGGGGTCGTTCGTATGAAGAAACGGCTGTCACCACAGCAGTATGGTGACGGGTTCCGCTACTTTGCGGAATCAGCCGTGCTTAACATCTTTGGTAAAACAGGGATGACCATCAAAGGCATCGACCCTTTAGCAGCTGCTGTTGATCGATTCCACGAAGCCGAGAGGCTCTGTAGGACGACCAATCGCCGTTTTTTGCACTACCGGACTTTTGACTTCTCTGGGCGCCCTATTTTTAGAGGGCTTCCCGTCCACTGGGTATTTCACTCAGCGAGGCGAAAAATACAGAGTTGGCTTGGTCCTGTTGGTGGTGTCGATGTGCTTGGTGGTGGCAGGCATGGGCCTGGGGGTGTTGTTGGCCTGAAAAGACCAGCAACTACGGCGTATTTTAAATTCGCCAAAGACGGTTATACCGTCTCAACCGGTGCTTATTGGCTCGCTGTTAGAGCCATTGCGTCTAACGACGCGTGGGTCAGAGCTTTGGCCGAAAGCCAAGGACTGGTCAGCAAGGATCACGACTTCCGTTGTGTTCCGTTCGAGACGCGTTTGCGTCTTGCTGATTCCGCAGTGACAATAGCAGACTTCAATGAAGTGACCTTTGTACCCAAGGACGCGTTTACACGACGTTCCATTAGTATCGAGCCCCAGATGAATGTTTTTCTTCAACTGGGGGTCGGAACGTTCCTTAAGGAACGTCTCCGTGCAGCCGGGTGCGACCTGAGTGATCAGACTCGCAACCAGGACTTGGCCCGGATTGGATCGGTGCAGCAAGATCTTGAAGATCCTGTTACACTTGATCTCTCTATGGCCAGCGATACTATGAGTACTGAGCTTGTTAGGGAACTCTTACCGAGTGATTGGTTCGAGCTCCTTGATAGCCTTCGGTCTCATCGAGGGTTATACCTCGGGAAATCCGAGAAGTGGTCTAAGTTCTCCTCAATGGGGAACGGTTTCACGTTTGAGTTGGAAAGCATGATTTTTTATGCCCTCGCTCAAGCGTGCGCTGACTTTCTAGGAACCACACAATGGTTCACGGATACGTTCGGACCGGGAATGGGCTATGCCTATGTTTCGGTCTTTGGGGATGACATCGTCGTCCCCGGAACAGTCGCGCCACTTCTTACTTCCATACTTCGATTCTGCGGGTTTCGGCTGAACTCTGAGAAGAGTTTCGTATCGGGGCCCTTTCGGGAAAGTTGTGGAAAGGATTTCTGGAACGGTGTCCCTGTGCGGTCATTCTTTTACAAGGACGACCTTTCACAAGTCCGGGGGCTAATTCAGCTACACAATGGTATAAAGTGGCTAGGGGAGCAGCTTGGGGTCGATATGACCCTTTCGCTTTCGCTCATCCGTGCTTACCTACCCAGGGTAGTTGAGGTACACCTCCGTGGCGTAACACCAACACTCTCCGACAGCCATCTCTGGTGTGAACCAGATGAAGCACATAGGAGCGCATTGGTTACGTGGCACAGCAATTGGCAACACTGGCAGTTCCCGTATGTTCGGTTAATTCCGAATATCAGACGGGGCCAGCTGCACTGGCGGTACGTTCAGTTTCTCTACTTACGTTGCGGTGTTCCACCGCGCGAGAGAGACACCGACTTTGCCAACGACGCCCTTGCCGCCCATCTTTCGAGGGGGGCATCTGCAGGGGATGTCGTTGAGTCGGGCAGAGGTCGACCAACTATAAGTTGGTCAGCACCAGCTTAACCGCTGTTAATTCCTTTCGGAATTCTTGGCCTTGAACAAGCCAAGTTCGGGCCTTTATGGTAC